CATCTGATAACAAACGAAAATGTGCAATTTCAAAATTTTCCATTTCCTTATTTTGACTCATTGAAGAACTATGTCTCGAATCTCCATCCTCAACAATAAACTTTGTTCTATACGGATTTTCTGGATCTTCTCCCTCAACACGAGTAACATCATATGCTGAAAGTGGTACTACATTGGTAACTCCATACTTTTCTTTTATATCTAAGTAGAGATAAAAATCTCCATACTTACATAGGTTACGAACCCACGGCCAAAGATTAAATTCTATATTCAATACATCATAAAATAAATTATGTAGAATATCATGAATATTCTCATTTTCAGTTTGAATATCTAATACTTTACCATACTCATTTTTCATTGTTGATTCATCAGAGTAAATATCTAACGCACTTGATATGATAGCATCGTTATCCATTTCTTCGTAATCTCTAAATAAAGCCAATCTTTGGGCTTGAAAACTAATTGCCTGTGATGCTCCGTACCCACCAGTATTCATATTGGTGTGTAGTCTTGACCACCTATCTACAAGACTATTTTTCTGAGCACTTTGTACTCTGTCTGTATCGGCAATCTTTAACTTTCTACCACCTGCATGTCTTACGATTACATTTGTAGAAAAAAGTCGTGTTAATCTTGCTCTTAAGCTTGTTTGTGCCATTTTATCCTCTTATTATTTTACTAACCAAGTTAGATCTTCTTTTGTATTTCCAGTTTCCATCACCCAATCATCTGTTTTGTTATCTGATGGTGTGTAAACTGCTTCATAATCTAACATTTTATTTAAGACTGTTTTTTGTAATGCCATTCCTTCGGCATTTAATCGAAGTGCTGTATCCCTTACCCATAATCCTATTGCTAGACTCATTGTAAGGTCATCATTGTACCCTTCCATAGCCTCAGCTCTATTATTATGATAAATAAATACAAATAATTCATCGATTAATCTATCTGAATGAACGATGATAGATTTTTCTCTAAAATATTCTTCTAATTTCGCGATTACTAATGGTCTTGTTTTCATAGTCATACTGAATCCAGGAACCATTTGTCTTTCGGAATTTCTATATCGGTTTGTTACTTGTCTTGCGACATCAACATACCTTAAATCTTTACTTGTATAAAATAGGTTTTCGTATTCCCTATCAATTACTTGTTGAATTGCTGCCCAACCAATACTTGAGTTCTCAATAACAAGTAATGCGTTGTTATACTCCATAGCAGTATTCATACATAAATTACCAAAATCTTTGGTAGAAATCTTTCCCTTGTATTCTGCAACTTGTTCCATATTTTCTATTTCTATTACATGAAATGCAGAAAAGTCTTGTCCATCACCACGAGCAACATCAGCAGCAACTACATAATTCTTTGTATAATTAGGTTGTCTGTATATCCACAAGTTACTATCCATTCCTCTTTTTTCGATTGGTTTTTCAATTAAAGTATTTTTATATTCTTCTAAAATTCTAGCATCAATAACACCACGACCAGAAGTGATGAAGTCACAATCACATTCTTGTGCGGCTCCACTTGGTCCTAATAACTTATCCTGTTCATCTCTCCAATCTTGTTCTCGTTCAGGATGAACCGTCCAATGAAGTTTTATCATATTCCAATCATTAGTTCCATTTTCTGCACCAACCCAAGTTTTATGAAACCAATTACCAACACCATTTGGTGTGGATAGTGCAATACATTGACCACCAGTAGATAATGTACTTTGTGCAGCAGTCCATATTGTATCAATCTTATCGATAAATGCTGCCTCATCCATAACGAGTAAGGATAGTGCCTCTGAACGACCTGCATCCTCAGTAGATGATACGGCCTTTACTTGTGAACCATTTGAATATCTAAGTGAGAGTTTGTTATCCTCAACACATTGTGACCTTACCCAACTCGGTAGGTTTGCATGCATCACTCGAATCTTCGTAACCAAATTCTTAGCGGTATCTTGTTTGGTTGCTATAACCAATATGTTCTTATCTGATTGAAATGTCATCATCCATAAAGAGTATCCAGCAGTTAATGTTGATATACCTAACTGACGAGCTTTCAAAATAACATTATAATTATGATTCTTAAAATCTTTTAATGATGCTTCTTGAAATGGGTATAACTCAAATGGAACTTTACCTTTCATTGGATGCTGAATGACAGCATACTTTTTCAAAAAATATACTGGATCTTTAGCACATTTTAAATACTCTTTTTTGATTACTTCTTTTATTTTATTATTATCAGTCATTAATCTGCTATATCCAATATTTTAATTCCAAAGTAAGTGGGAATGGTTACTGATGCCACCCCATATGTAAAGTATAGCCATTTATTTTCGTACCAACTCGGTTTTGCCAGTTTTGCCTTTTTTATGTAAGCCTCATTTTGTGCCTTTATCGAGACAATCTGTTTATCTTTTGCTACAAGTAGTAAAGAATCTAACTCCATCTGTTCCTCATATTCCGTTACTAAGCCTTCGTAGATTTTAATCTGAGCTGATTTAGTACTATCAGAATATTGTAATTCTTTAATTTGATTTGCTATTCCCAATACCTGTTCGTCTGTTAAAGTTGTTTGTGCAAACAATGGTATGGATAACAATAATATCCATAAGTGTTTCATATTCATTACCTATCTGTGTAATACATAAACTATACCACTTCCACCAATCACTACTTTCTTTGTTCCAATCGGATATAGTGTATCTGCTGACAAAGATGTTCCTGGTATCACTCCACCATTTGCGGCATGAATAACAACATTAGTTACTACTTCACATATAAATGCTGCACCAGCATTTGAACCAGTCGCATGAAATGTTGTTGAAGAAGGAACTTTTGTTATTCTATTATAATCGCCAGTTGCACGAATTGTAGGTGTTGCTCTGTGCATGCTCATATTGTTTTCTCCTTATATATATAATTATTTAGATTTTGAAAACTTTCTTAAAAAAGCTGCTGCATCGTCTACGGCATCCTTTTCGAAAGTTACTTCCATCTTTTTTACCTCGTTCTTAGTACGAGTAAGTTTTCTTTTTAAATTTGTTATTTCTTTTTTGTTTTTGGTTTTATTTTCTTCTAATTTTTCCACTTCCTTTGCAACTTCTTTTTCTTTTTTCTTCTGTTCTTTAATTACTTTACCAAGTTCCTCTACTTCTTTTGATTTTTTAGCACTTAAAATAGTACTTAATCCAAAAAGTCCTAAAATACCAACTATGAGTTTCTTTAAAAAGTCCATATTTACATCTCCATTATTTGTTTGTATGTAGATTTACCCTCTAATTTTTTAGTTTTAGCTGGTTCATCAAAATCACTATCATCATTTTTTTTATATTTTCCGAATCCGTCCTTATCCCTAACCATTTTTTCATCAACGGGTTTTGGTATTCTAAAATTAACTACCTTTCTTCCGTTTATTGTTGGCATTCCATAATCATCTTTACCAATTTCTTTTACTTTAATTTTTTTGTTTTTAAATCTACCACCTAAGATGGTATCTCCAACATTTATATCTATTGTAATGGCCATTATTTAACTCCTTTAGGTAACAAATCAACTAACTTACCACCTTTCCATTCTCTACCTTTAACTGCACCCATTATTCTGTGGTCTTTCCATTTATTCCATAATTTTTTATTACCTGCAAATACCGATTCTCCACCTTGCTGTACTTGTCTATATCCACTTACACTTCCCATTTCCTTAGAACCAGGTTCAGGTGTTGCTGGTACTCCACCACTTTCTGTTCCCTCTGGTGGTGTTGTTGGTTTAATTAAAGTTTGAGCAGTTGTTACAAAATTTGCTGTTTCAGGTGGAATGGTATATTCTTGTTTTCTGTGAAATCCGTGTATTCCATAAGTTCTTTGTCTCGGTGATAATGGTGGTGTGTCATCTCTTAACTCATCAGATTTAATTTCTGAATTACCATCGGGATCACTTAAATATTTGTAAAGTTTACCTGCATCTCTTTTTGCCCGTCTTTCATTATTCTGACTATCAGGACCCCCATAGATATTATCTGATGCTGGAAAATCAACTTGTTGCATTCCACGAGTTAAACTTGCAGGTCCTACATATCGTCTTTCACCTCTTTTGGTAAATAAACCATCGGGCCATGCATCTCCTGTGGTTATTCCAGATCCACCATATCCTGAAGTACCCGTTGGTGAAGCTTCGTTAATTAATTTCCACAATCCTTTTTCGAATATGTTCACTAATTTCTCCAACTTATCATAAGGTTTTGTCCATCAAGTTTTTCAGTTACATTATCTTCCCTATCTAACTGACCACCTAAACCTCTTTCTATGATATTTTTTAAATCTTTAAATGTTAAATTTTTATCATCAAAAGGATGTGCCATATGTCCGTATGCTCCACCTTCTGTGATTAATTCTCTAAGTTCATCATCCCACCAATCTTTTGAAAGTGGTGAATATTTCTCAACATGAAGTCTTGGACGACCACCTTTAAATTTCTTTTTTGTTTTCTTTGCCGCTAAATCAGTATCTGCTTCGTTATTTTCTTTACGAGTTTTAGCATCAATTCCTGATGCTATAGGTGGGCCGGCCATTTGTTGGTCTTTATCAACTCCCATCCACTTCATGACTTTCCAACCCAAATTATCCATTACATTCCGTAAAGTTTTTTTATACTTTTTTACCTCTCCGTGAGATATTGGATTTGTTGCTCTATGTGACATAGTGTAATCTTCTTCTGGATCCATTGCGCCATCACTTAGTATATAATCAATTACTTTCCAACCTAAATCATTCTGTAATGATTGTATCCAATCTTCAGACTCGGATTTGTATTGTCCCAAAGATTTGTAAAATGTAGGTGGCCCGTCATCAGTTGGTGCATTATTTGTTGCCGAACCAGCCT